ATCGTTTCCCATTGATCGGCCGACACCTTGCCGGTGTTCATCGATTTGGAGAACTGGCTGATCGCCGCCTCGGCCCGGTCGGCGCTGGTGGCGTTCTTCACGAACGCGTAGGACATGGAGTCGGTGACATCCAGCGCCTGTTCGGTGCTGTAGCCCATGCTGCGCAGGCTGTCCGCCGTGCGGATATACAGCTCCTGCGCCTCCTCCAGTGAGCGATAGGTGCCGTTGGCGGTTGCCATCAGCCGGCGCTGTACCATCTCGAACTCGGCCTGGCTGTCCGTGGCCATCTGCACGCGCTCGGCCATCTCCTGGTACTTCTGTACCATGCCGGCCATTTCGCGCAGTGCGGAGGCGGCAATTACCGCCTTGATAGCTCTGGCGAGGCCGGTCATTGTCGAGTCAAGCCGCTTTGCGTGCTTGTCCGTGTCGTCGAACTTCTCGTTCAGCTTGTTCAGGGACTGATTTACGGATTTGAGCGCTTCGATCAGCTCGCCAGTCTCCGCCTCGACGGTGTAATAGATCGAGCCGACGTTCTCAGCCATGCTGAACTCCTCTTTTCCCAGGCATACGGAAGCGCAGCCGGGACAGGGTTAAGGAGCTGTCGGCTGTACGATTGGCTGCGGTTACGGTTTGCCCGAAGGCAGAAATGAAAAACCCCGCCGGAGCGGGTTACTGCGGCACGCGCTTCCTGCGCTTCGCCTCGATCTGCTCGAACCACGCCTCAGTCGCTTCGTGCTCTTCCTTGGTCGGCGCGCGCGACCCTGGCGACTGGTCGGGCGTCGGAGGGAACTTCGCCCGCATGGCGCCTACCAGGCTGGTCATGGACATCTGCCACGCCTCGCGCTCGGAAACGCCAAGGTGCGCGACAGCCAGGGCCACATGGTCGCGGGCGATGAATTCCCGGACGAACTCCGGTTCATCGTCAGCGCGGCGCGGTAATGGCTTGAGCGTTCCGGTGACGCCGTGGCGCAACAGGCAGCGGGCCAGCGGCAGGATGTCGGACGGATCAGCCAGACCCTGGCGGAAGATCAGTCCGGCATCCGTGCGCTCGAAGCAGCCGAACACGTCCGACAGATCACGCTCCGAACAGGCGTGCACGGCCATCAATGCGTCCGCGAATTGGTACTCGGCTGCCGCGCCATCCAGCCCCTCGGTCATCACCGTGGCGTACACCTCAACGATCTGCGCCGGCTCGCCGATCTGCGTCATGGCGTACATGGACGGGCGGAGGATGTGCACGTCGTCGCCAACGTGCACTCCGATTTCGCCGGCTTCCGTCAGGATCACGCCACGGTCACGGCAATGGTGTCGGTGATCAGTGCATCAGCACTGGAGCGAGCAGTGATGGTCGCCGTGCCGACAGCGATACCGGTAACAACGCCGCCCTGGGTGACTGTGGCCACGAGCGGATCGGAGCTGATCCACTGCACGCCCTGCGGCGCAGTAGTCGGCGCGATTGCGGCCACGGCCTGGGCGGTACCGCCGACAGCCAGCGACATGGTTTCCGGGTACGCGGCGATGCCGGTCACGGCGTCAGCATCCGGGTCCGGGGTGTCCTCGACGATCAGGCCGAAGTCGGACGCGGTAGCGCTGGCTTCGAAGCTGAAGGTGGTGATGTCGTCGTAGGGCGCTGACCGGCTCAGCGTGCTGACCAGCATGTAAGCGGTGAAGGTCAGATCCGGGAAGGTCATGCGCAGCCAGATGGCCGGCTGGCCGCCGGTGGCGGCCGGGGTGATGACGTGCTTGGTGAGCTCGATCAGGTTGGCCGCGCCGGCGCCGGAAGCCTTCACCGTGCCGTCGCCGGAAATGCTCATGGTCTGGAACGTGGCCAGGTTTTCGCGCAGGGAGCCGACAGAGTCAGCGTCGGTGGCGTCCGTGGTGTCCCACGAAATCTCGAACTCCTTGGTGCGCAAGGAGCCGAAGCGCTTCCACTCGCCTTCGGTCGGCAGGGTTTCGGGGCAGCCGATGACGTATTCGAGAACCACGTCCTTGCCGGGGAATTTCAGTTTCTTGCAAGCCATTTGATGGCCTCCTGTGGATTAGGGGCGCAAACGAAAAAGCCCGCTCAGTGGCGGGCCTTCGGGTGCTTGGTTGGGTCAGTAGGTGAGTTGGAAGTCCAGCGAGTACCAGGCACGGTTCTCGGCGGTGTATCCGGGGCCGGCCGGTTCGGTGATGGCGCGGATGTGCGCCGCGCCACACGGCACGGCACCGTCAATCGTGGCGCGCACCAAGCTGTCGGCATGCTGGCCGATGGCGGCCGAGTGCTGCCGGCCATTGCGCGGCCCCAGCAGGATCACGCGAAAGCGCGGGCGCCGGTCGTCAACGTCAACAGCAGGGCCGCCGAGAGCATGAATCGAGGCGATCCAGACGCCAGCCAGCGCAGAGCTATCGACCCACTGGCCGCGACTGGGATGGTACTGCGTGCCGAGAACGGCAGACGCCCATGCGGCGAATTCGTCAAACACGGTAGTGCTCCCGCAGAATGCCCTGAATGGACGGCTTCAGCTCTTCGAAGCCCTTTTCGAGGAATCCCGGCTCGGCGTTCGGGTCCCAATACTGGCCGCTGCCGCTTGCGCGGTCCTGGCCGGCCAGCTCGCCCTTGGCGTTGTGCACATGGGCGGCATATTCGGCGGTGTAGCCGGCCTGTCCAGACACCCGGCCGGCCTTAACGTCGATCTGCGGCGCGTACTGGCTGTTGATCAGGTTGCTGGTATCCACCGGCGTCATGGTCTGCGCAATGGCGGCACCCTGGCTCAGGATGGCGTAGACGGCGCCCTCGGACTTACCCTTGGCGATGCCGTCGAGCTTGACCTTGAAGCCCTTGCGCACGCGCTCTATTCCTTTGAGTGGCATATCACGTCACCAACAGAAAATCCGGCTCTTCGCCGAAAGGGCTCATATCCCAACCGGTGACCGAGCGGATCTCCTCCCACTCCGTCGAGCCGTTGAGCTGGATCTTGTCGAGGTACTTCGGCCGCTTGTCCTCGGTGTAGATCATGTGCTTGGACACGAACTCTGCGCCGCGCGCACCGCCCTGGCCGCCGGCGTCTCGCACCGTTTCGCTCTTGGCTTCCCAGGTGCACGCGATCTGGTATTCCTCGCCGTACACCGACGCCTGCGTCATCAGATCGATGGAGATGAACGGGCGAACCGTCGCGGTGTTGGTGTAGGACCAATTGGCTGTAGTGCTCACTGGCAGCCCCCCTTCGCCACCCACAGGCCAGCGCGCGCCGTTATGGTCGGGTCTGGCGGGACAAGCCCATCAGCGCAGCCGTGCTTGTCCAGGCCGCGCAGCAGCGCCAGGGCGCCATTCCAGCGATCAGCGAACGACAGGTGCCGAAACGACCGAGAGGCGCCGGACGGAGCGGTCTGGCTGGCGAGGTACTGCGTGCCCTGCCCGAGCCCCATCAGGGCCAGCAGGTATATCTGGATCAGCAGCGCGGTCGCCGGCGTGTAGTTGGCCGCCAGGCAGTTGTCAACGCTGTTGGCCTGCTCCACCAGAGCGGCCAGGATGAAATCAGGCAGCTCAATGCCCTGGCCCTGCAGGTACTGCTGCGCCTGTTCGGCAGTGATCATGTCCGATTCCTTGAATAAGTGGCCCCGTTTTTACAGGGCCGGAAACGACGAAGCCGCCCGAAGGCGGCCTCTCGTCATGCGCCGATTACTCGGCAGTAGGTTTCAGCGCATCGTCTTCCGGCAGCAGGGCCTGGAGATCTTCCAGACTACCGCGACCGTCAAACTTGATGCCCAACTCCTTCAGGCGCTTGGCGACATCGCCTTTGCCGGGGTCGCCGGATGCGGCTGCCGGGGTGGCCACCTCCAGCTTTGCGACCTTGCCAGAGATCAGCCGCACGTTCGGCTTGAGCGCCGGATGGAGCTTGTCGGTCTCCACCACATCGCCGACCTTCACGCCGTGCCAGGCGCGCACCACTTCGTACTTGGCCATGCCATGCCCCCTTAGGTCAGATCAGCGGCGTAGATCACGCCCGAGCGGTTTTCGCCGTCGCGCTTGATCTGAAGGCCCATGGCCGACATCAGTTGGTAGTTGAAGTTGGTCTGCGGCAGCGGGCGCGGCAGCGGTACGTCGCCCAGGGCCATGCCGACCAGCGGGGACACGACATCTTGGCGGCGCTGGTAACCGAGGATTTCGTTGCCGCTGAGCTTGAAGGTCTGACGAACCTCGCGGGCCGGAATGAACGGCTTGATGGCATCCAGCACGGTGCCGCCGCTCAGCATGGTGTCGCCACCAATGCTCACGGTTGCCGGCTTCATCAGGTTGGCCATGATCTGCGGGGAGATCCACAGCACGTCGTAGGCATCGACGAAGTTGTTGAGCGCCGCAGTGCCGAAGGCGCCGGAGGTGAAGAACGCGGCCAGCACAGCCTGAGTGGCAGTGGTCAGGTTGATGTTGGCGCCGGCGGCGCCCAGGTTGACCTTGATGGTGTTGCGGTGGTTCTTCAGGCCCTGGCCGGCCTTGCCGTCGACGTTGATCTTGTCGCTGCCGTCGAGCATGTAGCCGACCACTTCCT